AATGAAAGAGGGAGTAAAAACTTAATCTAATGTCAGGTGCTTTTCCAATATCTACTGCTAAGTTTGAATCTTTAGGAATAAAGTCAATTCAAAATACTATTATATCAAAAACTGTATCTGGTAAGAAACTTGCTAGACAAATAGATGGTCAAAGATGGGGATTTACTGCCAGAGTAATTACAGCAAAAAGAAGTGATGTTTATGGCGATCTTATGGCCTTTATAGTTAAACAAAGATCAGGCAAAGAAAACTTTACTATAATCCCACCAGAAGTAGAAGATGCTAGAGGTACTGCATCAGGTATTCCTCATGGTACAGCAAGTGCTGGAGATACATCTATTACATTAGGTGGTACAGGCACAGGAACATTAAAAGCTGGAGATATGATTAAATTTGCTAATCACGATAAAGTTTATATGGTTGTTGCAGATCAATCAGATATTTCTACAGGAACACTTACTATTGAACCACCTTTAACTACAGCAGTTTCTTCATCAAATATAACTTTTGATAATGTTCCATTTACTGTTCACTTAACAAATGATGTTCAAGAATTTGGTGTAGCTGGTGCAGATAAAGATGGTAATGCTTTATATCAATTTGAATTTGATGTAGAAGAAGCACTCTAATTAATGAAAAAATATAAAATAACCCATAAGATAACTGCCGATTTTATTGCCGAAGCTATTGTCAATGAAGATGAAATAGATGCTACTATTAACGATCTTAAAGAATACAAGAAACCTAATAGCAAATTTGAATATACTATGTTAAAAGGTACAGAAAGTGTAACCCAAACTAATTACGAAGAATATGTCGAGAAGCCTAACAACAGCGATAAAGAACGAACTAGCGACTAATGATATTAGGCCTGTTCATCTTATTACTATTGGGTTTGGTACTCCTGTTAATATAACAGATTGCTCATTTGATCTAACATCATCAGTTTCAGGCTCATCAGTAACTTATTCAGCTAGTGATTTTATACTAGGTATATCTAATCATACTGAACAAACAGATTTAACTAAAGCTAGTTTGAGTTTAACTTTATCAGGTGCAGATCAAACATTTATATCTTTAGTTTTAAATGAAAATGTAACTAATGACACAGTAGATATTTATAGAGGCTTTTTAAATGATTCTAATACATTAATTTCTGACCCATTTCTTTTATATAAAGGTCATATAGAAAGTTTTGGAATACAAGAATCAGAAAAAGATAGTTCTGTAAGTTTATCAATAGTTTCGCATTGGGCAGATTTTGAAAAAAAAAATGGTCGTAAAACAAACAATGTATCACAACAAAGATTCTTTAGTACAGATGTTGGAATGGATTTTAGTTCACAAACTGTATTAGATATTAAGTGGGGTAAATCATAATGGGTTGGAAAGATGTTTTTAAAACTGTTGCTAGTCCTGTTTTAAAAGTATTAGGAGTAAATCCTTTTGTTGCTTTAGGTATTAGTCTATTTTTATCTTGGATATTAAGACCAAAAGTTCCTGAAATGGAAGATTTTGGAACTAATCAATTTGATGATTTTGAAAGAGGATTATTAGTTAATAAGCAATCTAATGATGCAAATATTCCTGTAATTTATGGAGAAAGACTTACAGGGGGAACTAGGGTGTTTATGGAAACTTCTGGAACAGATAACACTTACTTGTATATGGCTATCGTTATGGCAGAGGGAGAGATAAACGATATAACTGAAATTAGAGTAGATGATAAAATAGTTACATTTGCATCTAGTTTTTCAGATGGTACAGCAGTTGAAGTTGATAGTGGAGATGCTAATTTTTATAAAGATAGTGAAAGTTTAATTAGAGTAGAGCCTCATTATGGAACTGATGGTCAATCAGCATCATCTTTATTATCTACATTATCATCATGGGGAAGTAATCATAAATTATCTGGCTTATGTTATTTAGCAATTAGATTAAAATGGAACTCAGACGCATTTGCTGGACTTCCAAAAATACAAGCAAAGATACAAGGTAAAAAAGTTGTATCTTATAATTCAAGTTTAGTTGCTCAAACTCCAGCATATTCAACAAATCCAGCATGGTGTTTATTAGATTATTTAACTAATACTAGATATGGAAAAGGTTTAACAACAAGCGAAATAGATTTACAAAGCTTTTATGATGCTTCACAAGTTTGCGAAACACAAGTAACCCCATATTCAGGTGGTAGTGATATAAATATTTTTGACACAAATACTGCATTAGATACCTCAAAAAATATCTTAACTAATGTTAGAGAAATTATAAAAGGTTGCAGAGGCTATCTTCCATATAGTGCTGGTAAATATAGTTTAGTTATTGAAACAACAGGAACAGCAAGTATCACATTAACAGAAGATGATATTATAGGTGGATATAGTTTAACAACTCCTGATAAAAACGAAAAATATAATAGAGTTATAGTTGGCTTTGTTGACCCAGATAGAAATTATCAAGTTAATGAAATTCAATGGCCACCTATTGACGATTCAGGATTACCAAGTGCAGATCAACACGCAACAATGAAAACTGCTGATGGTGGATTCTTATTAGAGGGTAGATTTTCATTCAGTACAATTACAAGCCAATATCAAGCAGAAGAAATGGCAGAGGTTATACTTAGAAGAAGTAGAGAAGCATTATCTTTAGGTATTACAGTTAGTTTAGATGCTTATGATTTAGCAATTGGAGATATAGTTAATATTACACATTCTTCTTTAGGATTCTCTGCTAAACCTTTTAGAGTTCTTGGAATAACTTTTAATGAAGATTTTACAGTTGGTTTATCTTTAGTAGAACATCAAGATAGTCATTATACTTGGGCAACTAAAACACAAGCAACAGCAACACCAACAACAAATTTACCCAATCCATTTACTATCCAACCACCAGCAAGTATAACACTAGATGATACCTTAATTGAATATAATGATGGAACTGTAATTGTAGCTTTAGATGTATCAATAGGTGCTTCTCCCGATAGCTTTATTGATTATTACCAAGTAGAGTACAAAAAAAGTACAGATTCAGATTTTATTATTTATGCACAAGGTTCAGGATTAAATCACAGAGTTTTAAATGTAATTGACCAATCTACTTATGATGTAAGAGTTAAAGCTGTAAATAGTTTAGGTGTTAGTTCAACTTATGTATCTGCACAAAGAACAATCGTTGGTGCTATTGAACCACCTAGTGATGTAGAAGATTTTGCTTGTAATATTGTAGGACAAGAGGCTCACTTATCATGGACACAAATACCAGATTTAGATTTAGCATATTATAATTTAAGATTTAGTGAAGAAACAGATGGTACTGCTGATTGGCAGAACTCAGTAGCATTAGTAGAAAAAGTATCAAGACCAGCAACTTCAATATCTGTACCAGCTAGGGCTGGAACTTATCTTTTGAAAGCAGTAGATAAGCTAGGAAACTTTAGTTCAAATGCTACAGCAATTATTTCTAATGTAACAGGAGTTGCTAATTTTAATACTATTTCAACACAATCAGAACACCCAGATTTTGATGGAACTTTAACTAATACTGTAATCACAGATGATGCTATTGAATTAGATTCTTCTGAATTATTTGATAGTGCGTCAGGGAACTTTGATTCTGAAACAACTAGATTCTTTGATTCTGGTGTTGCTAATGCTGACTTCTTTGCAAGTGGTAATTATTTATTTGCAGATGTAATTGATATAGGTGCTAAACACACAGCTAGAATTACAGCATCATTAACTCAAACATCAGATAATCCAGATGACTTATTTGATAACAGATCAGGATTATTTGATTCTGCTTCTTCTAACTTTGACGGAGATACACCAGCTAATGCAAATGCACATATAGAAGTTGCAACAAGTGATGATAATGTAACTTATACAGCTTTCCAAAACTTTGTTATTGGAGATTACACAGCAAGATACTTTAAATTTAGAGTAGTATTAATTTCAAGAGATGGTGCTTCTACACCTAGAGTTTCAGCAGTAACAGTAACGATTGATATGCCTGATAGAATATTTAGTGGTAATGATATAGTTTCTGGTGCTGGAACTAAAACTGTAACATTTACAAATCCATATAAAACTGTTAATTATGCAATTGGAATTACAGGACAAGGAATGGCGACAGGAGATTTCTTTCTTGTAGAAAATAAAACTATTAATGGATTTGATGTAACATTTAAAAATTCAAGTAATACAGCAATATCAAAAACATTTGATTTTATTGCAAAAGGCTTTTAAAAGGAGTATAAACACATCATGGCACAACACGATTACGACATAGCGAACCAATCATTCCCAGCTTTTAGAACTGATCTAAACAATGTTCTAGGTGCTATTAATTCATCTAATTCAGGAACTTCAAGACCAAGTTCTGCTGTCGCTGGTACTATTTGGCTAGACACTACATCAGCAACCACTCCTACTCTTAAATATTATGATGGTGCTGGAGATATATCACTTGCAACTTTAGACCATTCAGCAAACACAGTTAATTGGTTAGATAGTACAGTTAGTGCAGATTTAGTAAATGACACCTCTCCACAATTAGGTGGTCAATTAGATGTTAATGGTAATGCTATTGGAGATGGTACTTTAGAATTATTAAAATTTTCAGAAACAGGAAGTGCAGTTAATGAATTTACAATTGCAAATGCTTCAACAGGAAACAATCCTGTCTTATCTGCAACAGGGGGAGATACCAATGTTGGAATAGAATTTACTACAAAAGGCACAGGAACAATTAAATTTAACGATCTAGCTTACATTCCTCAACAAGCATTAACTTCATCATCAAATGCTGTTGCTTGGGATACTCAAGCTAAACCAAACGCATATCATCTAACATCAGAAAACACTACTTTCTCTGCACCTACTAATGCTGTAGAGGGTGCTTTTATTTGTGTTGAAATAAATTATAATGGTTCACACACAATAGCTTTTAATACTGTATTTGAATTTGCTGGTTCAACTGCACCAACATTTACTTCAACAGATGGTAAAACTGATATTTTAGTTTTCAAATACAATGGAAGTATTTGGCAAGAAGTTGGTAGAACATTAAACCTAAGTGAAAGTTAAAATATGTACGCAATAGTAGAAGATAATAATATTACACAATATATTAATAATCCTAAATCAGTAGTGATTGGAGATGTAAGATACCCAGCTAAAATATTTCAATTATGGTCAGGGTCAGAATTAAATGCAATAGGTATTTATGAAGTTATAACTGATTCAACTAATTACAAAGACCCAGCATATTACAATAACACTAACGAACAATATAACTTTGCAGACAATCAAGTTACTAAATCTTGGGGAACTGCAACTGCCAAAAGATTAAATGATGAAAACGCAGTAGATGAAGATGGTAATAATTTATTAGATGATGATGGCAACCAAGTAATTAACTATGGTTTAAAAACTGAAAAGAAAA